GAGGAGTTCAGAAAGCCTACACCCGGTATAGATATAAATAAGCAGCACATGCGCTTCTGGTGTATCTAGTTTTTTGAGTTTTTTTATTTCATCAAGTGTAAAGGTTTTATGCATTGTTGACTTAGGAAGGCTCTTTATTTTTATATAAGTAGAATAATCATCATCTCTACTGATATATTTGTGCATCACTGCATACTCGAAGACTTTGACACAGATGTACTTCATATCTCTCTGTACACTTACACCAGTATCCATTTCATCAAATATGTTCTGCATGTCTTTTAATGTAATTATATTGACAGGCATATTTGACAACCTATCGAGGTGGCTAAAAGCATTCAGAATATTCTTGTGTCCTTTTTCGGTTCTCTTAATAAAGGTTTCATTGTCTATGATATTAAATATTTCCTTAAACGTTGGCATTCTCTTCTGCGTCTTTTCCTGTATCTTGTCAAACAGATCAGGTGCGAGGTTCCTTGCTTCTTCATTTGTGATTGCATTGGATCTCTTAAGAGAGTAGAGGGATAAGGCATTCAATGCTTCTTCGCGAGTTGCAAAGGTTCCAATACATATCTGTTTCTTCTTGCCTGTTATTATGTCTCTCTCGTCACTCATTATACGAGCACAGAAGGGGTTTCTTCTCTTACCTGATAATTTAACCACGGTACCTGTATTATTCGGTCTGCGTCTAAATCTAGCGTTTCTAGGCATAATATGACACGTCCTTTCAGTTGTGATTTGCCTTAAACGTGCCAATTTGATATAATTGAGTACGTAAAAGGACTTTATGAGATGTTTCTTTTATATGAGTGATATTGGCGTATCACTATCAGCATCCTAGTTGGCGCTAGGGTGCTTTTTTTATAAAAAGAAAAGGAACCTCTAACGAGATTCCTTCAATGGCGCTAGGCCGTTGTGTAAATAACAATAGCGTATAGCTCTTGTTCAATTAGATGTTATCACACAAAGCGGCTATTGTCAAACCTCGTTATTATATCTTTGCTATTTATCATTGATGAATAATTCTTTTATTTTATTATCAACTAAATCAAGAATCAGACTATCAGCAATCAAATTTTTGATTGGATCATAATGATTTACAGGTTTTTTAATTCTTATTTTACTTACTGTTGTAATATTTTGTACCAATGCAAATGATTTTTTATTCTTGTTAATGTATATGTTTGCGACTTTTTTAAATTCATTAACATTGTTGATGACTTTTTGAACGTCTTCAACGTTGTATTCATTTTCATCAGATGAATCCAAATTTGCTAATGCTGTATATAATTCTCTAGTAATATTTAATAATTGCGGATAAACCTGTTTCGAAACAAAATTTCCTATATCTAAATAGTAAGGTTTTTCTTTGGAACTTAGTGGTATGACAGTCAAGACACCATTATTAGGGGAGTCTTTCTTTGTTATTACAATTGCAAAATGTTTGCCACGCAATTCACTACCCATAGAAGGACTGAAGTCAATCAATACAATCTGTCCACGTTTGTATCTTTGATATTTCATTTTCTTTTCTTGCATATAATTTATAATCCTCCTATCAATTTAAATTACATCACTTTGGAATGCGACGGCTCTTCCGATAACCCTAACTTGATTCAACTGCTCTCCAGTAAGGATTATATCCTGATATTTTGGATTCTCAGGCTTAAGAATAACTAGATTCTGTTCACGATAATAGAAGAATCTTTTTAGTGTAGCCTCATCATCTATGATTACTACAGCAATCTCTCCGTTCTCTACTATGTCAGTTTTCTTCACAAAGACAATATCACCGTCATGGATCCTTGCATTTATCATACTGTCACCCTGACATTGGAGACAGAAATCAGCACCAATATCAGTACCAATCATTATATAACTTTCTCTGTCTTCATCCGCAAAGATAGGCTCACCACATGCTACCTTTCCAAGAAAAGGTAGTTTTATTTTGTCTAGTTTGTAAAGATTGTCGTAAGTTGATGCTAGTTCTTGCTTATCTTTACTCTCTACTAAATCAGATTTTGCAATATTAAAATAATTAGCCATCATTTCTATCTTATCAATACGTGGATACTTCTTCCCATTAATCCAATCTGAAAAAGTAGTATATGCAAAACCTAAATCCGAACATATCTGTTTTCTTGTCTTATTATGCAATGACATATAGTATTTAATATTTTTTGCCATTACTTCTTTATTCCCTAAGTCTGACATAAGTAATACCTCCTTATATATATAATATGCTTTTTGCGTAAAAATAACAATAAAAAACGATAAAAATACGCTTATCCGTTGACATAACGCTTTAAGCGTAGTAAAATAGATTCAGAAAGGAGGACTTATCAGTGAAGAAAAAGTGCAAAAGAAAAAGCAAGTACGAATTGCGTTTGGCCCACATCGCACTTGCTACATCAATCATCAACCTGATGATTTCAATAATTAATCTGGTAAAAGATTTATTGAAATAAGGTTGAGGGGAGGGTTTTCCTCTCCTTGATTGATATTAACTTTTTGGTTCGCTGTTGTCAATATATGAAGAAAAGAAAGGAGATATCAATATGCAGATTTTATTAGATATTATTCAAATTGTTTTGAATATCGTGACTATTGTTTGTCTTGTTAAATTAATTAATAAATAAGGGAAGTGAAAAAATGAAAAAAGCATACAGAGAAATGTATACATTAAGAACAGCTAGAGATAGATTAGGATTAACTCAGAAAGAAGCTGCTAAAAAACTTGGAATCAGCGATGATGTTCTATCTAATTATGAAAGAGGGAAGACATATCCAAATGTTCCTATGTTGAAGAAAATAGAAGAAGTATATCAAGTTGAATATGATCAACTTCTTTTTTTAGAAAAAGATAACGAATAAAGCGTACATTTAAGGAGGCTAATATGAACGAAGTACAATTATTTAATTTTGAAAATCATGAAGTAAGAAGTTTAGTTATTAATGATGAACCTTGGTTCGTCGGAAAAGATGTTGCTGAGGTTCTCGGGTACCAAAACGGTAGTAGAGATATTAACCGACACGTAGATGAAGAAGATAGGCAAAACTACCAAAACGGTACTTTTGATTCTCCAAGAGGGATGACAATCATCAATGAATCAGGTCTATACAGTTTAGTTCTCTCAAGCAAATTACCAAGTGCCAAGAAATTCAAGCGTTGGGTAACATCTGAAGTATTGCCTGCACTTAGAAAAACAGGGCAGTACCAAGTGAAGGAGTTAAGCGGACAGGAATTAATGGCTAAAGCATTAATCGAGGCTCAAAGTGTTCTAGCTGCCAAAGACAAGCAGATTCAAGAAATGAAGCCTAAGGTTGTATTTGCTGATGCAGTAGCAACTAGCCACACATCAATCCTAGTTGGTGAACTCGCCAAGATCTTAAAGCAGAATGGAATTGACATGGGTCAGAAGAGATTATTTGCATGGCTCAGAGAAAAAGGCTATCTGATCAAGCGCCAGGGTACTGATTACAACATGCCTACACAGAAGGCTATGGAACTAGGTCTCTTTGAAATCAAGGAAGGCTCTTACGTCAACGGCTCAGGAGTGAATATCACAACTAAGACTCCAAAAGTTACTGGCAAGGGTCAGCAGTATTTCATTAATAAGTTCCTTCAATAGGAGGTGATCATCATGGATGAATGGAGCATCAGCGTTGAGGAAGTCATGCAGATTACCCACAAAAGCCGTGACTTCATCCTAAACGCTATAGAACAGGGCGTAATGCCTGGGTCAGTAGTAAAACATGACTCAGGTAAAAGAAGTACTTACATCCCTAGAAAGGCTTTCATGGATTACATGAACAATTATTATAGAGCTCCTTCGGATAAGTTGATTGCAGCAGTGGTAGAGGAGCTCACTAAAAGAAAGACAATTGAATAAGTAGCTTTAGTTGCTCGTAGGCACCTAAGGCTAGGAGACAAATAATAATTCGTAGAATGAACTGCAATACATAATTTAACATTTCTCTTTTTGGATAATTCCATTGACTATACATACCTACTGTATACAGTCTCCTAGCGCTAAGTGCTTATGAGCACAAAAAAAAAGAACACACGACAGCCATCGTGTGCTCCACTCAATCTTGGAAAAGATTGATAAAAATCAGACAGTGCTAATTGTAGCACAGAAAGAGGAAATTATGAATAGTAAAAGAATCTTATTAATTGCATTTAATGCATTTGTTTTGGGAACAGTTATCTCAATGATTACATCAGGCACAAATTGGGATAGTACAGCTGTACATATCTCAAGTGCTTTCTCATTAGGATTAAATATCCTATTTCTAGAATATATCGGATTAAAGGGGGATAAATAATCATGATCAAACACGTAAAAAAACCATTCCTACACCTTGAGATTAAAGACGGGAACTGTGAAGTAACAGGAAGAGGAAACACATGGCAGTACTTTTTGCTATTTGCTTTCATCGTTAAAGAAGCAAAAGAAGGAAAATTTACTGAAGGGTTCGACAGCGAAAGAGAAAAGAAGGAAATTATCAGAATTCTAGATAAGGTATATGAGCGTCCAGGTGCTGCAATTAAGGCATTTTCACAATTAGGTGATGTAAATGCAGTCTCTGATATCTTAGAAGCGCTAGATAGATTGTTTGAAGGGGATTACGTAGATGGAGAATAAAAAAGATATTCTAGAGAGCCTGTTTGAGACTCTCACTAGAACTAGAAAGTGGAAAGATGAAATAGCAGAGATGCTATATCACAAGGATAAGAACGGCAATGAAGAAGTCCTTGTTAGATTGTATGAAGGCAATGCTGAAATGTTTATTGATGTTACAGGAGACAGTGGCATGGCTTTTATTAAAGATGTAATCGCAGCTTTAGAGGAAATACGATGACTTCCTTCAAAGGATTGTTCAACTGCATCTATGAAGAAATTCCAAAGACAAAAGAAGGGTGGCTCTCTCAAAGACGAAAAGGTATCGGTGGTTCAGATGCTGGAATCATCGAAGGTGTCAACCGCTACACCACTCTTCATGAGCTTTGGGAAGACAAGACAGGCAGACAGAAAAGACCTCAGGTCTCAAATCATGCTATTGAGATGGGGAACCGTCTAGAGCCTGTCATGTTCAATTTATTTGAAGCTTTATATGGCGATGACTATGAAGTCATTGATACAAAGGATTATTCATTATCCAGGAAAGATAAGGATTGGATGCGAGCCAACTTGGACGGTGCTCTAATCAGAAAAGAAGATGGATCAAGCGGAATACTTGAAATTAAGTCAACAACCATTAACAAGTGGCAGTACTTCCAGGAGGAGTGGGGCGATGATTCAATGCCTCAATCGTATTACTGCCAATGCCTTCATTATATGAATGTGACAGGTGCTGAATTCGTTGTCTTATTCGCAATAGCCATGATGCCATGGTGCGACGAGACAAAAACTATCATTAGAAGAATTGAAAGAAGCGAGGTGCTTTTGGATTTAATGCAGCTAGAGGCAGATGAAGAAGCCTTCTGGCAAAAGCACATCGTGGAAGATAAAGAACCAAATTTTCTATAGGAGGAAGAAAAAAGAATGAGATTTAAACAAGAAATTAAAGACCGTCTCTATGGCGGTCACATCGGAATCGAAACAGACAAGATTGATTTTGAGCTTCTCAAGGTCATGCTTGCTGATGATCACAAGAAGATTGCAGGCGGAAAGCCAGTAACTGAACTTGCATGGCCTTTTGGAGCAATTACAGCACTCACTGCAGTTAATGACAATGGTGAAGTATTCGCTGACAAGCAGATTGACATCAGATATGAACAGGTAAAGTTCAAGGATGCAATCATCGAAGAAGATACACAGCCTATTGATGCAGATGTCAATGAAGTTGCTGAAATGCCTGATCTAAGCATTGTTGATGTAATTCCTTCAAAAGTCGAAGGCAATGCTGAACAGTTTAAATTAGCAATTAAGTCATATCTTAAGCGTTATGACCGCATCGTTGTAACTGCAGACAACTATAAAGAGTTATCTGACACTGTTTCAAAATTAAAGAAAGAAATGAACGATGTCAATGAGAAGAAAAAGAAAGTTAAGAAGAAAGCAATGGAAGGCTACACTCTCTTTGAAAATGAAATGAAAGAAGTTCTTAAGATGTTTGATGCTTCTATTAGTTCATTATCTAGTGATATTAAGGAATTCACAGATAAGGAAGTAGCAGAGAATGAAATGGTTGTAAGAAAACTCTGTAATAAGGCTCTTAATGATTATGTAAGTAGAAATGATTTTGATGGATACTGCGCAACTAAAGTCTTCTCTATTGATCCACGCTGGAGCTCATTAAAGAAATTTATCAACAACAAGAAACCAACCAAAGCATTAGTAGAAGCAATCAAAAATGAATGTGAAAGAACTAAAGAAACATACAAATCATACATGCAGCGCTGTGAGTCTCTAGATATCTACTTAGAGGCCAGATGTAAAGAAACTGATGTTGATCAGCAGATGATTGATGTGAGTGTCTACAAAGATAAGTTAAGAGACGGCTCTTTTGAGGACATTAAGCCACTTCTTGAAAGAAGATTTAGAGAAATCATCAATAGACGTGACGAACAGGAACATCAAAAGGAAGAAGAAGCCAAGAAGAAAGAAGTTAAGCATCAGGATAATCCCGTAAATATTTCTTCAGAAGAAAAAGAACCTCTAAAGATGTTGGTTGGTAAAATCGTAGGAACAAATGCGGCACTAAAAGAATTAAAAACATCTCTAGACTACCTCAAAGCCAAATATGATGGCTGTTTCGATTATGATTTAAGATTCCCTAGAAAGAAAGAAGGTAAATAACAATGACAGTTAAAAACAGTTTAAGAAAAGACACAACAAACAAAGCTAGATTCAGTGCTTTTGTCGCAAGCCCAGCAGTACAGAGAAAAATCAATGATGTTGTTGGAGGAAAGAATGGAACACGCTTCATTGCTTCTATTACTTCTACAGTTGTCAATGATCCAAAGCTTCAGGAGTGCGAGCCTAATAGTATCATTACTGCTGCATTCCTTGGTGAAGCGCTCAACTTATCTCCTTCCCCTCAGTTAGGACAGTACTACTTTGTACCTTACAAGACTAAGAGAGGAACAGTGGCACAGTTCCAATTAGGTTATAAAGGCTACATTCAGCTAGCTATCAGAAGTGGACAGTATAGAAAATTAAATGTTATTTCGATTAAGGAAGGTGAATTAATCCGTTACGACCCACTTAATGAAGAGATTGAAGTCAGATTAATTGATGACGAACTTGTAAGAGAGAACGCTAAGACAGTCGGCTATTATGCAATGTTTGAATATACAAACGGCTTCAGAAAAACAATGTACTGGTCAAAAGAGAAGATGGAAGCACATGCGCTTAAGTATTCTCAAGGATATGCATCAGACAAAAGAAAAGGCACTAACTGGACATTCTGGTCTAAAGACTTTGACGGAATGGCATACAAGACTATGCTCCGTCAGTTGATCAGTAAGTGGGGTATCATGTCAATTGATATGCAGAACGCTATTGATGCCGATATGGCAGTAATCAATAGTGACGGCACGAAAGAGTATGTTGATGCTCCTGTTACATTTGTAAACGATGAAGAAACACAGGCACAGGAAGAAGCGCCTAAAGCAATAACAAATGAAAGTTCAGCACCTAAAGCACCACAGCCACAGGAAGAAGCTGACAAGGTTCTAGAAGAAGCAATGGTCAATACTGATTTCGGCGATGCTGAATTCGGCGACTTCGATGATGGTTATGATTATGAACAGTTCTAATTAAAGAAAGGAAGACATGAGGGATGGATGAAAAAAGAAGATGGATCAAGTTATACATGATGGACTATGACGAAGTCTATCATGATTCAAAAATGCTACACCTTTGGATTGACATCCTTCTTCATGCCAATCCTGTTGATTACTACCATCATGGCCAGCTTATTAAAAGAGGACAATGTATCTTGTCTCTTAGACAGGTATCAGAAAGATGTGGGATGGCAAAAAACACCATTACTAAATATCTTCACCTCTTAGAAGAGTGCGGAAAAATAAAATTAGATATATCTAGAAAAGGCACTCTTATAACAGTAGAGAACTGGGATAAATATCAGAACCGTGTCTCACCTAGTGTCCTAAAAATAGGACAAGAAGTAGGACAAGAAGTAGGACAAGAAGTAGGACAAGAAGTAGGACAAGAGGTAGGACGTAATAAGAATAAAAGAATAAAAGAAATAAAGAATAAAAGAAGACTGTCTGTCAGTGACTCTGACTTGTCTGATTTAAAATCTTTTCTTATTGAAAATGACTTTGAAGAAGTTGCCGATGAAGTAATAGAAACATGCAAACTCTATGGACTTGAGAAAATAACCAATCTAAAGAACTTTGCTTTAGCAGTAGCAAAAGAAAAGAAATGGTATCAGAAGAAAAAGAAACTTAAAAAAAGAGTAACTGAGGAAGATAAAGAAGAATTAAGACGATTGGCGGAAGGGCTATACGGAAATGATGAAGAGCAAGTCTCTGATGAAGAGGTTGCTGAATTAAGAAAATCAATGGAAGAACTAGGAGGGGATTTATAACATGACAAATTTTGAATTTTATGCAGATGAAATTAAATCCAGAGGCTTCAGTTTTGCGGTAGATAAATCAAACGGTGAATTATTCTGCTGTAAGGAAGAAGGATCATGCGATAAATGTGTATTTTGTCCTGATAAAAAAGGATTGATAGATAAAAGAGCTAAATTCGTGTGTTCAAAAATCAATATCGTTAGATGGTTATATCAGAAGCACAAGATAAAAATGAATGCTCTGGAATACGGCTTACTTGAATATATGCTATCTGAAGGCTATGAATGGGTATCACGTGATGATGATTTTACAATCACGTTCTTCACATTAAAACCAATCGATAAGGATGGTACTTGGTTCTCTCCTGAGAAAGGATTTGATGAACCACTAAGTTGTGTTCCTCTTTGTGAGAAGTTATTTGAATTCTTAAGAGAAGACGAATTATTTAGCATTGAAGAATTACTTAAAACGGCGGAGGTGTTTAACGATGATTAATGCTGAAAAGTATAAGGTTCAATTATTAAAATTTGTTGAAGAAAACCACGATAGTCTCTTTGGGCTTGATAAGAATAATGAACCCATAAGTTGCGCCGTGAGTCGTTGCAATAATTGTCAGTTTGGATTTAAAAAAAGCAAATACGTTGAAGGCTATTCTTGTAGTGCAGCAAAAATAAAGTGGCTCTTATCAGAATACAAAGAGCCTATTAAGTTAACGAGAACGGAATATTTACTGTTACGTCATGTTTACGAACTAAACTATAAATATATTGCTAGAGATAAAGATGGCGATATTAGTTTATATTTAGACGAACCAGATAAAGATATATTAACAGAAATTTGGCATGGTAAAGAATATGAATTTACGTTATTCAATAACTTATTCCCATTTATCAGATGGAAAGACAGTACACCTACATCAATCAAAGAGGTTCTTGATAATTGCGAGGTGATTGATGATGACTTATAAAGAAATATTAGACATGATTTCAAACGCTGCATATAACAGATTTCCAAAAGGTTCGAATTATGAAGGCTTGCAAAATTGTATCGTTGAAAACGCAACTAAAATCTATATTGAGCAAATGCGATTAGAAAAAGAAAAGTTACAGAAAGAATATAATGAGCCAAAAAGAAAATGCAACGAAAATATTTACGTTGCAGAAAGTAATGAAACGAACCTTGCCAATTACCAAAAAGGAGAAAAGTAAATGAACACGCAAGAATTAAATAATGTGCTTAGTTGCCTTGTGTCTAATTGCTCTAAACTTAAAGAAGTATGCGAAACATGGGGAGATCAGCACATGCTCACTATCGCAATGGAAGAAAATGCAGAATTGATACAAGCAATATCAAAAATAAAACGTAATGGATTGAAACCAATCAATGCTTCACATTTAGATGAAGAGGTTGCAGATGTATTGATATGCATCTGTGAGCTATATTTGATGGATTATCTAGAGGTACGTGAAATTGCTAGAATCATAGAAAGAAAAATAGAAAGATCCATGAAAAGAACTCAGGATCATATAAAAGAATTAGAAGAGGAGGCTAGATGCGATGGAAGTTTTTAGCGCCGAAAAAGTACAAGAAATGGTAGAAGAAAAGGAAGCTGAATACAAGAAGCTAGAAGAAGAGTATTCATATTTGAAAGAAGAACTAGAAGATTTAAAGGCTGAAAATGAAGATTTAGAAGATAGATGCGAAAGTTATGAAAAAGCAAACAAAACTATATTGTGCATCTATCATGAAGACTCAAAAAAGATGGATGATCTTCATAAACTGAATAATAAGCTTGTCAAAAGCAATAAAGCAGCTAACAGAGATTTCTTTATTCTCGCAGTAGCTTATGCTGCTACACTGATGCTGATGATTTACTTATTTATCAGATAGGAGTGATATAGATGTTTTTATTGCAGGTATTAGGAAATGTATTTTCTGTGTTTGCTATCGTTATGCTGATTGTTGCTGTTCTTATCGTGATATCAGTGATTGCTATTGCAGTGTTCGTTATCGTGTCAGTGGTTGTGAATGGCATAGAAGAAGATAAGGAGCGCAATAACTTATGACAAGAAAAGACAAGGAGGAACACTATTAATGCTTAATCGTGCTTTATTAGTCGGAAGACTTACAAGAGACCCTGAACTAAGAAGAACAGGGAGTGGGAAGGCTGTTACTTCTTTCAATTTAGCAGTAGAAAGAAACTTCAAGAGTGATGATCAGGAAGCTGACTTCATTAATTGTGTGTGCTGGGGGAAGATTGCAGAAAACACAGAGCGCTACTGTTCTAAAGGTTCCCTCGTTTCTGTTGATGGTCGCATTCAGACAAGAAACTATGAGAACAATCAAGGACAAAAAGTCTATGTAACAGAAGTGATTGCTGACTCTGTACAGTTTATTAATACAAAGAGAGATAGTAATACAGCTACTGCAGCACAAGCACCTGTTAATAATTATGTACATAATGAACCAATCCAGCAGTTTGAGGATGATAATTACATGTTAGAAGAGGATGACATTCAATTTTAATGAGCAAGTACAACTCAAGAAAAACTACAGTTGACGGCTTCACATTCGATTCCAAGAAGGAAGCAAAACGCTATTTGGAATTAAAGCAGATGGAAAAAGACGGATTAATTCATAATCTACAATTACAGGTACCTTTTGAGTTAATCCCTCCTTTTGAAATTGTGATTGATGGCAAAAAGAGAAAAAGAAGAAGGATGGAGTATATTGCTGACTTCGTCTATTACATCAATAACGTTAAAGTTGTGGAAGATGTCAAAGGCAGAAAAACAGAAGTATATAAGATTAAGAAAAAGATTTTTGAATATAAATTCAAAACAACGATAAAGGAGACGTAGAAAATGATAAGAACCGGTTCTTATTATGCATACAATGCAGATGATGGAAGCTTTTTAGCATGTGGGAGCAGTAATAAAATGAAGAAGTTCTTTGGAATCTCAAACGATACTCTTAGAATCCATTCAAAAAATGGTAAGATATACAATTCAATAAATATGATCTTCACCTAAAGATTAAGTGGTTCGATGGAGTTATTAAAGATATTGAACCAACAATTAAACTTAAACCAAGGCCAAAACCACAGATAGAAAGAAAACCAAATAAATTAAAATGTAATTTCGTAGAAGTGTTCAAAGTATTCAAACATCAAGAAGCGGAAGAAGAAAAAGAACACATGAGAAATAATTTTTCTGTTATCAATCTAGAAAGAGTTAGATTTGAACTAAAAAAGCATGCAAAAGAATCATATCCTTACAGAATTGCGTTCTATACTAAGAAATCGCCAACAACTTTGGTATTCGATGAATATTTTCTTTCGTTGGAGTTAGCAGAGCAGCGTATGGAATATCTGAAGAACTTCAAAGGCAAAAAAACAATGGAGATTTTTGGTATGACGGTGTTAATTACGAAGCAGATAGAGTTATCATTGCAACAAGAACACGAAATAATAGAAATATGATTATTTCTTTAGATGATATATCTACCAAAAAAACTGACTATGACGAATATTTGGAACTAGCTAGATTCATTCAATCAGAATTCATCAGATAATCAAACAGGGCATTGAGTTCTTTATTTTTACTCATAAGAAAATTAAAATAAGAAAATCTAATAGGATACTCTTAATAGATTCGTTTCTAAAAGCAAGATCCTCTCATGAACTTGATGCCCTAACATATTTTTCTATTCTAAAACCAACAAACAACAGCAGTGTCATGGCTTTGCTTCAATCTCATTCACCTTCTTTTGCAAAGAATAAGAGTATGAAGCGCTAATTTTGCTATCCAACTAAAGCTATGGTGTTGCTGGGAGAAGAGAAGACACAAATTGAAAACCAATAGGAAGAGTAAAGGACTGTTTTCTTCTTCCCCAGAAAGGAGGTTAAATGGGAAACTTTGTTTTATATCGTAACGGAAAAAGAACCGATATAACGGGATCAATAGAAAAGATAAGTCAGTATGCTGATGCTACTCAATTAGCTCTAAAACATAGATGGCAACGTATATATAAGCATGAAAGTGTATTTTCAAATGAAATACCTATTAAAATAGGGAGTGCATACGATAATGAGGAATATATGGCAAATGTATATGCTCATAGAAAAGTACACAAGAAAGAAAAGAAAAGAGCAAGCTATGAAGATAGGCAGTTCTATGTTGTTTATGACATGAATGACAATGTAATTGTTGCAGGCACTGCTGAAGAATGCGCTAATAGGCTATCCATTGGATTAGCTAGTTTCTACTGCAAGGCAAGCAATCAGCACAGCGATAAATACAATGCAAGGCATCCTAGCACTGCCCCAAGAAAATATTATGTATATACTTTAAAAGATAAGGAGGAGTGAAATTAAATTGTTTTTCATTTTATTTGTACTGGTGATAGTGATTTATTTATTTTTTATTTTTGAATAGGAGGTAATCAGATGACGCCAGAAGAGACAAGAAACTATCTTAAAAGCTATAGGAATATGCGCAATCGAGTGGAGTACATCAATAACAAGATGATTAATGTTAAATCAATCAGATATGATGACAGTCCTAGCGGTTCATATTCAGAGCCTAAAACTCAGAACGATTACATCATGATGAAGGATAAGTATATTGCTCAGATGTCTCTTATTCGTGAGGATATTGAGAAACTAGACAACATGAATCATCGTGATGCATTGTTTTATAAATATGTCGAACTAATGAGTGATTATGATATAGCCGACTTGATGCAGTATTCAGTAGGAACAGTAAGACACTTCCTTTGCTCTGGTATCATCGAATTATCTGAAGTTATAAATGATAAAAATATAACAGAAAGTATAGAAAAGTCATGAAATCAAAACGCATTAGTAATATAAAGGTGTTAACATATAACATGTGGAAATAGTTTGAGAGAGAACTATGATTTCAAGGCGCTTGTATAAGTGCCTTTTTCTTTTGCCAGGAAGGAGAATAACAGATGAATGACATCAAGGTAATACAAATGCCTATCTCTGATCTAATCCCTTATAGTCGCAATCCTAGAAGGAATGATGAAGCCGTTCCAATGGTGATGAACAGCATCAAGGAGTTTGGTTTTAAAGTTCCTATAGTTGTTGATAAGAATAATATCATCGTATGCGGTCATACAAGGTTTAAAGCAGCGCTAAAGCTAGGACTTGAGACAGTTCCATGCATAGTAGCCGATGACCTCTCAGACGAGCAGATTAAGGCTTTTAGACTAGCAGATAACAAGGTATCAGAGAAAGCTGAATGGGATTTTGAGATTCTTAGCGGTGAACTTGATGACATTATCAATATAGACATGGATTCATTTGGGTTTGAGTCAATTGATTTTGAAGAACCTGAGGAAGACGATTCTGAAAAGGTTAATGAAAGAGAAAGAACAGGGAACGCATATAACTTGGATGAATATGATGAACTTAGAGCAATAGGATTCTATCAGATGCCTACACTTGAAAAAATTGACTATGTTCCTGATGATCTTGTTGGCTTCAATTATGTATTGAATTCTGATAGATATGAATCAGGTGTTCACTTCTATATTGATGACTATCAATTCGAAAGAATTTGGGCATCTCCTCAGATGTATGTTGATAAGCTGGCACAGTTTGACTGTATTCTTACTCCTGACTTTTCTCTTTACATGGATATGCCTATGGCCATGAAGATATGGAATGTATACAGGAGCCGTTTAATCGGTCAGATCTATCAGGACAGAGGGCTTAGAGTGATTCCCACTGTATCATGGGCTGAACCAGAAACATTTACTTTTTGTTTTGATGGTATTCCTCCAAATAGTACAATTTCAGTTTCTACTATTGGAGTTAAGCGCAGCAAGGAAGCCACAAAGATATGGACACAGGGCATGGACGAAGCCATGAAGAGATTGAAGCCTAAGAATGTGCTTGTCTATGGTGGTGACATTGGCTATGACTTCAAGGGCGCTAATGTAAAATACTATGACAATCATGTAACAGAAAAAATGAAATTAACGAAAGGAGATAAACGATAAATGAGACTGAATCAATTTAGGTTTGAGTTTAATCGAGTTAATTTTTTTCAATTGTGTGAAGGTGTGTGGATGTATAGAAAGCCTATTGAAATATGGCACGAAAGAACAGATGAATTAATCAGATTTAAGAGTGTTGATGAAGCGCTGGATTATAGCGTTAATGGTGCAAAAGTAAGAGAGATTATTGATAAGATGGAGCATCTTCCTTCAATTGAATTGAAAGGTGGAAGAGGTGCGTCTAGTGATACATCGAATAAAACGTTTAAATTTGGACATGCTAAAACAAGTTGGGAAGGTCAAAAGACCTTGCTCCCTGCTAAAATGAACACAAAAATTAAAACTAAAAGTCCGGAAGATGCTATAGCGTATTTCAATAAAGAACATCAAAATTCAGATCATGAGTGGTCTGTTGAAGTTGATGACCAGGGATTTATCCATCAATACAACGAAGGAAACAAGCATTCCGTTTGGGGAAAAGGTACCAATACATCAAGAAATAGAAAAACAATCATCGTTCATAATCATCCTAGTGGTGGCCATTTCTCTGATACAGATTTATTAAATGCAGCATCTGACCGTAATGCAAATGGTATTATTGCTTCTCCAAGCAAGAAGAATTATTACTATAAATTTGAAAAAGGCTCTCATTTCAAGCCGAATGAATTTTCTAGGGCAATCAGAAGTGCACGAATGAAAGGTAAATCATATGATGATGCAGTAGATAAATGGCTTACTAAACATGCGAAGAAATTTGGCTATAAGTATAGCAAGGTAAAAAAATAAGCAATAGTAATAAAGGCAGGTGATAGCAATGGCAAAAAGTGAGTTCGCAAACATGACACCAGAAGAAAGAAGAGAGAACGGCCGAAAAGGCGGACTTGCATCTGTCAAGGCAAGAAGAGAAAAGAAGGCAATGAAAGATAATCTTGCATCGCTTCTTTCCATGTCTCTCAAATCCGGTAAGATAGCCGATGTGGACACAATAAAGAACTTTGCTGCTTTAAATGGCAAGAATGTGACTGTACAGGATGCAATACTCATTAAACAGGTTCAGAAGGCAATGAAGGGCGACACTAAGGCGGCGGAATTCATTAGAGACTTGAGCGGTAATAAGCCTGGCAGCAGTCTTGACATCAAGTCAAATGGACAGATAGTAATTATAGATGACATCGAATAAAGCAAAGCTTTCTGACATTATAGGCCCAGCGTTCTATGATCTTCATAAATATGTTAAGACTAATGCATATACACATTACTGGCTCAAGGGTGGACGTGGTTCCTTAAAATCTTCTTTCATTGGTACAGAGATACCTTTAGGCATTATGAGAGATGCGAAACGTGGTGTAATGAGTAATGCCGTTGTTATCAGACGTGTAAAGGACACTTTAAGGGGTTCAGTCTATGAACAGATCAAGTGGGGCATATTCATGCTGAAGGCTGAAGAAGATTGGGATATACCTGAATCTAAGCTGCAGATGACATACAGACCGACAGGACAACAGATAATATTCAAAGGTGCTGACAATCCTAAGAAGTTGAAATCTATCAAGGTGTTTGTCGGCTATGTTAAATACGTATGGTATGAAGAATGTGACGAATTTGAGACCTATGACAAGATAACCAATATTAATCAGTCACTTCTTCGTGGTGGGCATGAGTATTGTGTATTTTACTCTTTCAACCCTCCTGAATCACAAAGAAATTGGTGCAACAGGCAAGTTCTAGTAAAAAGGGATGATACATATGTCTCCCATACAACTTACTTACAGGCGCCTCCTGAATGGCTTGGGGAGCAGTTCTTAATAGAAGCCGACCACATGAAGGAGACAAAGCCTGATAAGTATAAGCATGACTATCTAGGTGAGGTAACCGGTACAGGTAGTGAGGTTTTCACTAACCTCGATATACGTGAGATAACCGACGAAGAAATACAGGTATTCGATAGATTAAAAAACGGATTGGACTTTGGTTATGCTGGTGACCCATTAGCATATGTCAAAGCAAACTATGACAAGACGCGCAGGCGTCTTTTTATTTTTGGTGAAGTATATGGAACTAGACTATCAAATGCCAAGGCCGTCAAACTTATCAAGGAGATTAACCCGCTCAACAAGCTAGTCACTGCTGATTCAGCTGAACCAAGAACTATTAATGAATTCAAGTTATTAGGTCTCAATATCATCGGTGCAAAGAAAGGCGCTGACAGTGTAGACAATGGAATAAAGTTCCTTCAGGACCTAGATAAGATAATTATAGATCCTATTAGATGCCCCAATGCTGCACGTGAATTCAATGACTATGAAATTGAAATGGATAGAGACGGCAACCTTAGAGGGGACTTCCCCGACAGGAATAACCACACGATAGATGCAGTTAGATATGCTATAGAAAATGAAATTCTTATGAAGAAGGCAAGAGCAGGAAAGAGGAGATTTTAAAAGATGTATTATACTTTCACGATTCCACGAGAAAAATTCGACGAGACAAACATAGACAGAAGCATGATCCTTCGTCTCATTAGTAAGCATTATAGTATTCGTGCTCCTGAGATATTGAAGAATGTTGGCTATTACTTTGGTAAGCACGCCATCATGAACAGGGAAAAGAAGTTCAAGAACCAGCCGAACAATAAGATCATGGTAAACCATGCTAAAGATATATCAGATACAGCAACGGGCTATTTTCTTTCAAACCCTATCACATTCAAGAAGAATACAGAAGACGGCAATATTGACAAGCTTACAGGTGCATTTGTTGATGCTGAAACAGATGATACAGATTCATGTAATGCTATCAATATGTCACGTGCTGGTGTCGCTTATGAGTATGTTTACTTATGTGAGCATGAAAGCAAACTGATGACCAAGACACTTGACCCATTGTCAACATTCAAGGTTTTCGATTCCTCAATTGAACAGCATGAACTATTCAGCGTTTATTATTCGATTGAAAAAGATGATTCTACTGACAGGTTCAATATCATCGCAACAGTAACAACTGAGAACTATGTCACAAGAATGGGAATCACATGCAATGAGGAATTTGAAAAAGGCGAGTTTTCAGAACTAGGTGAGCCTTATCCGCATTTTCTAGGTGAGGACCCTATCATTGAATATAGAAACAATATGGACTGCATCGGAGACTATGAACAGCAGATTTCTCTTATTGACGCATACAATACGCTATGCTCTGACAGAATCAACGATAAGGAGCAGTTCATTGACGCAGTGCTAGTTGTCTATGGCGCTCTTTTAGGTGATGACGATGAAGAAGCAACAAAAGCGCTCCAGGCTATCCGTAAGAATGGTGTTATGGAACTTCCTAGTGATGCACGCTCTGAATATCTGACTAGAACATTTGACGAGAATGCTGTGGAAACACTCAAGCGCTCAATAAAGGAAGATATCTATTCACTTTCTCATGTTCCTAATCTGACAGATGAAAACTTTGCCGGCAACAGTTCAGGCATTGCTATTCAGTACAAGCTTCTAGCCCTTGAGACCCTCACCAAGACAAAAGAGAGATATTACAAGAAAGGGCTTAAAAAGCGTATAAGAATGTTCTGTACTTACCTCAATCTAAAAGCGATTGCTGCTGATCAGTCAATGATTGAGCCTGTATTTACAAGAGGATTACCACAGAACCGTCTTGAATTATCACAGATCATTGCGAACCTTAAAGGTGTTGTATCAACTAAGACACTTCTTGCACTCCTTGACTTTGTTTCAAATGTCGATGATGAAATGAAGGAAGTCAAGAAAGAACAACAGGAAGCACTTGAAACACAGAAGCAGTTATTTGATACCGAAAATCAGAATACTCCTCCAGAAGATGAAGAAGAAACAGAGGCGCATGAGAACGATGATAATGATGATGACAAAGACAAGGAATAATAGTGCTCTGTTATGACTAATATCAAAAACATAAAGTACTGGGAGATGCGAGAAGCAAGGAACATGTACAAGGATATGCAGTTAGCTGAGGACTGCGCCAAAGAGTTGAGCGTAATCTATAGCAAGGCTGCAATCTACACTGCCAAACAGATTGAGGGAATATTCAATAGATTCGCTTCAAAGCATCATCTGACAAGAGACGAGGCTATTAATCTTCTTTCAGAGGCTGACAGCAGAAATTTTGAAAAACTGCTTGAAGTATACAAGAATAAGACAGGTGCCCAAAAAAGAGAAGCGCTAGCAGAATTGGAAGCTCCAGCATATAAGAACCGTATGAAGAGGCTTGATGATATTGATAAGTCAATAAACAGGCTAATCAATGCGGTTGCATCAAAAGAAAGAGATGCAATAGACAAGACAATGCGAAAGGTCTATGAAAGCAGTTATCACCATGCAGTATATGAAGCTGCAAGAATGAGTGGTCTAGATCTTCAGACAGGCCCCATTGATGAAGGTGCTCTTGAAACCATTCTAAAAAAGAAATGGTCAGGACAGAACTATTCAGAAAGAGTATGGAACAATACTCAGAAGGTCGCTGATGCGCTAAAAGAGGAGTTCATGATAGGAGCACTCACAGGAAAGACAGAGAAGGAAATGACCGACTCAATCAACGAACAGTTCCTATCAGGTAGAAATAAAGCTAGAAGACTTGTAAGAACCGAATCATCATACATTCACAATGAGGCGCACTTCCAGGCTTACAAGGATTACGGCATAGAGGAGTATAGATTTGTTGCAACACTAGACCTTAGAACCTCCCAAATTTGCCGTGAGAGAGACGGAAGTGTATACAGGGTGAATGATAAGAAGATAGGTGTAAACGCCCCTCCAATGCACCCATGGTGCCGTTCTACAACTATTATGAATCTTGACGATGAAACTATGCATAATCTAGAAAGATTTGCTAGAGACCCTGTTACAGGTGAAAGGATGAAGGTTCCAGCTGATGAGACTTATAAAGAGTGGTATCAGAGAATGGTTGAAAAGCATGGTGCTGAAGCGATTAATACGGCTGGGAAGTCAACTAAGAATTATTCTAGTGATAAGGTTCAGTATCAAAATTACATCAACGTTCTTGGGAATAAGTTTGTTCCTGATACATTAGAAGAGTTTCAGAAAATAAAATACGGTAACGAGAAACAGTGGAATGATTTAAAGTATAAATTCAGGACAGTGAATCGTTATAAAACGGATTATGGTAAAGTTGATGCGGAAACTATTCTAGAACTAGATAGAGAAGCCCTTACTGCAAAAGATAAATATATGACAACAAAAGCAGGAAAAGGGAATGTTGCTTCGATGAAAATTGGTGATGATATTTATATTGCTTCAAGCCAAATTTCAGGAGTGTTTGAACCTAATTATTTGAATTATAAAGGAGAAAAATCAAAATTAATTTTATCGCCTGATACGGCTAGACTAACACCTCATTTGAAATCAGTTCCATACAAAGGGCATGAGGGTGAATATTCTAGAGACATTGATACAGAATATAAATTTTTTGAATATATTTATGACAAGGTATTAAAAGGAGAATTAAAGAATCAAGAAATTTATATCTTATCTCAAAAAAGTATGTGTTTTAGCTGCGATTCAGTTTATAATGAACTTGTAAATAAGAAAGAAGTAATAGATGCAAACATCAAAATAAATGTTGTATCCGGAAAAAATAACAAATCTTGGGACTATAGAAATTACGAAACTAAAGCATTAAACAATATTAAAAAGAAGGTGAAAAAATGAGTGAATATTCTGATTTAAAAAAAGGGTTTAGAATTAATTATGAGACCGGAGATCAATCAAGAGGCATGTTCTATCTTGATGATTTAGGACCTTCTTTTGAAGATGATCCATTATTCGCTTTGCAAGTTTCATTAGCTTTAGCAACTATAGAAGCAGAGTTATATCCTACACTTAATGATGGGGTAAACTATATGTTCTATCATACTTATGAGAATGTTGATGAAATTGTAGTAGGTGTGCATGTTGAGACCCAAGAAGAACTGGATGAAATGAAGCGAGACAGGGATTTTGTACTTAATTCAGGCAAGCTTGATTATGAAGATGCTTTTAGAGATGAAATCAGTGAAAAGGAATAATGAAACATGGCAAGAGATGATTATCATGTAATTGTTTATCAGATTCTATCCTACCTGTATATGCAGCTAAAGCAAGGAAAGGATATTGATGCATCACTCATAAGACATGACAGTAAATATCTGCAGATCAACAGAAAGTACTGGACTTATGTCATTGTGAATCTGTTGAATGAGGGATATATCAGTGGGATAGTAATTGACCGGGATATAGACGAAAACGTAGAAATATACAACCTTGATAAATGTGAGATTACACCCAAAGGAATAGAATACCTTACTGATAATTCAACTATTGAAAAAGCCAAGAGATTTATGAAAGACTTGAAAGACATATTACCGTTCGTATAAGCCGACTATCTAGTCGGTTTTTATTTTGCCCAATTTCAAGAAAGGAGAACCATATGGCTGAAGGATTGAAACCACATCATCACCAGTACTTTGAGTATGACTGTAAAAGTCATTTTGACAGCCGTAGGCACGTCATTGTTAAGAAGGTGACATATATGTGCATGATATGCGGAAAACTCTCACACGAGACATATGAAGAGTACTGTCCGCCTCCCAAGGAAAGAAAACCTAAAGCATTGATGAAATACAGAAGCAGACAGAAGAGCGATTGATGTTCTTCTTTTTTTCTGTCTGTCCATAACGTGCATATGACATTAAAAGGTGCATGGATATAACAGTCATACGGACTATAAACGGAGGAATTAAAGTATGGAATACATTAAGAATATGATGCCTTTGGACCTTCAGCTTTTTGCGGAAGAAGGGGAAGAAGATAATGGCGATGAAGGGAATCCTGATGATGCGCAGTCAGGTGAACCGGAAGATGATAAAGCCAAAGTAACAACCCTCACAGAAGACGATGTGGACAGAATCGTCCAGAAGAGACTTGCCCGCGCAAGAAAGAAGTGGGATAAGGAACATACGGAAGCTGAAAGGCTTCAAAAGATGACAGATGATGAAAAGAAGCAGTATGAAGAAGACAAGAGAAAAGAAGATCTTGACAATAGAGAAGCAGCAATTACTCGTAGAGAACTGACTGCAGTTGCCAAGGAACAGCTTAATGCTGCAGGAGTTCCAGCAGACATGGCTGACTTCATTGACTACACTGATGCTGATTCCGTAAACGAATCTGTCAAAAAGCTCTCTAAAGCATTCAAGGGAGCGGTTCAGCAGTCTGTTGATGACCGATTAAAAGGGAAAGCACCCTTAGACAAGGCAAGAAACAATGTATTGACTGCTGAAGAAGAGAATGCAAGAAAGGCATTCGCGAATGCACTTAAATTTTAGAAAAGAGGTATAGAACATGGCAATTAACACATTACAGTATTCAACTATTTTTCAGACTGAACTAGATAAACAGATGGAGCATCTTACTCTTACATCATGGATGGATGCCAATGCCGGACAGATTAAGTATGACGGTGGTGCAGAGGTAAAAATCCCTAAGATGTCATTAGTGGGCTTAGGAGACTATAACAGAGATGAAGGATATAAACAGGGTGCTGTCACTCTTGAATATGAAACATTCAAAATGACACAGGACCGTGGAAGAAAGTTCCTTCTTGATGCAATGGATGTAAATGAAACTAACTTTGTGGCATCTGCTGGCACTGTCATGGGAGAATTCCAGCGTTTACATGTTGCCCCTGAAGTAGATGCTTACCGTATTTCTAAGGTTGTTTCTGATGTTACAACGAAGAAATCAGCCAACATCCTAACAACTGCATTGACTGAACAGAATATTCTTTCTGAATTAGAAAAGGCAGCGGATACTATCCGAGATAAAGGGTATCAGGGTGATATCATCTGTCATATTACATATGATACTTTAAGATTATTAAAGGAAAAGTTAGTAAACAATAACATCACATCAGGTAAATTAACTATTGGAAATGTCACATTGGACATCTATAAGCTAGATGAAATCACATTCATTCCTACACCAAAGAATAGAATGTACTCAGCTATCAAGGTTGATGCTGGAGCAACAAAAGATGCAGGTGGATATACGATAGGTGAAACTGCTAAGAATGTAAACTTCTTAATGGCGCCAATCAATAGTGTTATCGGTGTTACTAAGCAGGACAAGACAAGAGTATTTGACCCTGATACTAACCAGGATGCAAATGCTTGGCAGATTGACTATAGAAGATATCATGACTGCTGGGAAAAGGACAACATGCTTGACCTAATCATTGCTAACGTCTCAGCTGATGCATAATGATCATTGTAAAAAGAATCAACGTTGAAAGGGCCATCCATGAGGATGACCTTCAGCGTTATACAAAACAGGGATATCGTGTTATTGAAGACAAGAAGAATGATGAAGATACTCCTGTAGAAAACAATGAAGTGACGGACCTCAACGATATGACTGTTGACCAGTTAAAGACTATTGCAAAGGAAAAGGGCGTTAGCGGATATTCTAGTCTTGTTAAAAAGGAACTGGTCGCAGTTCTCACTAAGATGCAGGAGGAGTAATCTATGGATCTAGTTGAGATTGTTGCTGAAAGAGCAGGAATGAGTCAAAGCCGTGCAAAAATCTATGTTGAAATGGCAAAACAGCGTGCTCTTGCACATACAAACCGCACTGTATACATCACTGCAATGGATTTCTGTGTGGCTGATCTAGCATGTGCCATGTACTTCAGAGAGGGCATGGTAGGAGAATCATCACACTCAGAAGGTGGCATAACATCTACTTTTCAGTCTTCCACTTATGAAGATATTCTCTCAACTCTCAACAACCTGAGACTGATTCGTGCAGGAGGAATTGTTCACGAAAAGAAGCCGGAGGGGAACCAATGAGACTTTCAGCACTTAAGAACTATCCTGTATATGAGCCTGTTATCGAAAAGGACAGCGAAGGTGTCACTACTGAAAAGTGGATCAAGAGAAAATCAATGCTTCTTGAGATATGGCCTGCCTCCGGTAAGTTACAGGCTGAAATGTATGGCGAGAGACTGAACTACATTCTCAATATGATTCTTCCAAAGAATTTGGATGATGATTTCAGACCCACTGAAAAGTGGGGTGTGAATGTCTATAATCAGTCAATCGATGAAGCGGATTACAGAATCATCAGCATGAAGGAATATAACAGGCACTATTTCTATGAACTGGAGAAGATTATTAAATGAGTCTCAATGGTGCTAATGAATTATTTAGAAAGCTTCGTGCTATAGATGCAGTTCTTGAGAATCCTGAACAGGTTCTTGGAAAGGCTGCGGAAACAATCAGAAGCGGGTGCGTTCTTGAGTGTCCTGTTAATGATGGTGCATTAAGAAACTCAATTAAGACACGTGTTGAAGGTGACAAGGGATATGTTTATACAAATAAGGCATATGCTCAATATGTCGAATTCGGAACAGGTCGAAAAGGTGCTGCAGACCATTCTGGAATATCTCCATATGCCCATCCTTCTTATACTATGGAGCCGTGGTGGATTCCTGAAGAGAAGCTATCAGAAGAAGCAATAAAGAACTATCATTGGGTGGTCATTGAGGTTGATGGCAAGAGATATTACAGGTCGGATGGACAGCCTGCACAGCCATTCATGTACCAGGGGGCAAAGAAGACTGAAAAGAAAGCAGTAAAAGAGGCTGGCATTGTAATCAGCCAGTTAATCGAAAAGGATTAAAAGCATATGATCAACATTAAAGATAAAGTATATAAGGCTCTGACAGATGAAGGCCTTGAGGTTACTGATATCTATCCTAAGGACTGGGCTCATCTTCCAGCGGTTCAGTATGTTGAGGAAGATAACAGCGTATCGGAATGGACGGATGATAAGGAGCAGATATCACATGTCCTTTACAGAATCGAAATCTGGGATACTAAGAGTACATCGGGTACAGCCTTGAAAGTTGATAAGGCATTATCAGCGATGGGTTTAAAGAGAGTATCATGCAGAGATATTGATGATGCATCAGGACTTAGACACAAGAAAATGAGTTATGAAGCATATTATGATAGTGAATACATCTACCATGGTATGTAACTGATAAGGAGGAATTATATAATGCTAGCAAATGGCGCTAAATTATCTTATGACAAGACAAACAAGGGAACTTCTTTCACTGAACTTCCAGGGTTGAAGAAGCTTCCTGACATGGGTATTGAAAAAGAAAAAGTTGAAAACTCTTCACTTGATGATGCAGTTAAGTTCTATGAGTTTGGTATCGGAGACCCTGGAGACCTTGAATATACATTCAAGTATGACAACAGCAAAGCAACATCTTCATATAGATTAATGAGAGAACTAGAAAAAACAGGAGATACCGCAATGTTCAAGGAAACATTGAAGGACGGTACTACAACTACATTCTCAGGACAGGTCACTGTTAAAAGAGCAGGTGGCGGTGTCAATGATGCTATTGAATTCACTATTTCAATCGCATTACAATCTGAACTCACTGTTACTGACCCAACAGACGTAGCAGCATAGAAAGGAAGATATAGATAAATGGAAGTAAAAGCAAAAAGAAAACCCTTCATCATTTGGAAGATTGGTGAAGAAGAATACAGATTAAAACTGACAACAGGAGAAATCTCTAGACTAGAACAGATGTATGGTGGAAGTCTTATCAACCTTCTTAATACAGAAACAGGCATGACACCATTATGCACGATGCTGGACATCGTTCATGGTGGTCTTCAGAAATTCAACAGCAACATCGACAGAAACGATGTAAATGATATGTTTGACAGATATATCGATGAAGGAGGCTCACAGACTGAGTTCCTTAGTGATATTCTAATTCCATTGTTCCAGGTATCGGGTTTTTTCTCTGGGGCTCTCGAAACGAAAATGGAAAAGGAAATGGCGGAAGCCAAGAAGAATCTCTAGAAGATATCCTGATTACAGATTACATATACAAGGCGGTCTATGATCCAGCGCTTGATGCTGGAGTAGACCCCTTTTCATTTTGGAATTATTCGTTAGATGAGCTATACGATATTATTTCAGCGCATGAAAGAAAGAAAAAAGAAATGGTGCGACAGGAAGCGATATCTCTTCAGATACAGGCCCTTCAGATAAGGGATTGTATTTCTGCTGTCCTTAATGGCAAGGATGATTCATTCACTCCTACACAATTGTGGGACTTCTATCCTTCACTTTTTGAAGAGGATAGGAAAGAGTTTGAAAAAGAAAAGGAAAGAAAAGAGGTCGCAAGCGCTAGATCTTCTCGTATTGCCTTCAGTAGAAGGCATAATGAAGAACTTAGAAAAAGAAAGGCGGTGATGCAGAATGACGGTAGAGGAACTGCAGATAGTAATATCTGCTCAGACGAAATCAGCGAAATCAGAACTGAACAACGTGAAGAATGAAGTCACCAGCCTAAAGAATCATGTTGATAAGGTCACAGGATCAATCGGCAATTCATTCAAGAGCATCCGCAATATTGTGGCGGGTCTTGGTATTGCTTCTCTGATTAAATCAACAGTATTAGGTAATATTGATGCTGCAATCAAGAGAGTTGATACTCTTAGCAATTATAGCCGTGTAATGTCAAATCTAGGTGCTGACAGCGTTCAAGCGAATGCATCAGTACAGAAACTAAGCAATAAGCTTATTGGACTTCCAACAACACTGGATGATGCATCGGGCGCAGTACAGAGATTTACAGCAGTTAATGGTAATATCTCTAGATCAACTGATATGTTTCTTGCGCTTAATAATGCTATTCTTGCCGGCGGTGCAAGTTCAGAAATACAGAAATCAGCACTTGAACAGTTGTCACAGTCATACGCCAAAGGTAAACCGGATATGTTTGAATGGCGTTCAGCGATGACTGCAATGCCTGCACAGATGAAACAGGTGGCTGAAGCAATGGGCTTTGTTAATGCTTCCGCACTAGGTGAGGCATTAAGAAATGGAAGGGTATCTATGGATCAGTTCATGAATACTCTTATGCAGCTAAATACTCAGGGCATTAACGGCTATCAGTCATTTGAGGAACAGGCCAAAAATGCGACAGGTGGAATTGCTACATCAATCGCCAATATGAGAACAGCCATTGTTAGATGTATGTCCGAAGTAATGAATACAATCGGGCAGTCTAATATTGCTGGATTCTTTACCAATATTGCAAAGGCAATTAACTCATGCGTCCCATATGTTGTTGCATTCACTAAAGTTGTTATGGTCGCCGTTGGGTATCTGACGGCACTGTTTGGTGGCAAGTCAAAGAAGTTGAGTTCTTCTTTTGGTGGAGTGTCAAACAATGCTAAGAAGGCAGCAGGAAACACAGGGGCTCTTGCAAAGAAAATGAACGATGCTTCCGACAGTTCACAGAAGCTTTCTAAAGGTGCAAGTGGAACAGGAAGCGGATTAAAAAAGGCAGCAGGTAATGCTTCCAAGCTCAAGAAGGAATTGAAAGGAGCTCTTGCTGGATTCGATGCAATCAATAACATCAATTCAAGCAATAGTTCAAGTGATCCATCTTCAGGTGGCCCAGGTGGTTCAGGCGGTGCTGGTGGGTCCGGTGGTGATATCGGCGGATTCAGCATGGATGACAGCGGAGCGGAAGAACAGAAAGGGCTTCTTGAAGAAGTAGACAAGCAGTTAGAAGAAATCAAGAAGAAGGTTGCTGAATTCTTCGAGCCTCTAAAGCAGTCATGGGATAAGTTCGGTGCACCGATGATTGCAGCTGCAGTATATGCATTTAATGGTGTCAAGAACCTTCTCATGGAAATCGGCAAGTCAATGTACACAGTGTGGGAAAACGGCACAGGTGCAAAGACTGTCGAACTGATCTTGAAGATATTTACTAACATCTTCAAGATAATCGGTAATATCTCTCAAGGACTGGCCGATGCATGGAATACTTTCGGTCTAGGTGATTCAATCATCCAGCATTTATGGAATATCTTTAACTCTATATTGAAGATTATCAATGAGATTCTGAAAATAGTGAGAGATATCACTAAAGCGATTAACTGGACTGTTGTATTAGTAGCAGTGAATGGGGTTCTTAGTATCATTGATGGGTTATTCTCTTTCATAGCAGACAATGTAGGTCTTATTCTTAGCATTCTTTCAGCTATTGCTGGATTATCATTATTTTCTACTCTTGCTGGTATTCTTGGCACTGTTATCACACAGATACAGCTTGCAGTGGGAGTATTTTCAGGATGGGCATCGCTTGCGACTGCACTAAGTGGCGCATTTGGAATTCTTCCACAGATCTTCGCATCTATTGTAATGGCGGTGAATCCTGTAAATGTCATCATTGGGGCAGTTATTGCTACAGTGGCAGATTTATGGAAGAAGAGCGAGGATTTTAGAGATGACATAGTAAGCATTCTAGGAAATATCGCTACTATTGTTCAGAAGGTATTTCTAAATATTGTGGCACCTATCATTGATACAGTCGGGGGAATCATTAAAGATTTTGTGGATAGTGTTCTCAAACCGTTGTGGAACGCATGGGAGAATGTATTCCAGAGCATAATGGGGTTGGTAAGTGATTTCTTAAAGTTCGTCACACCAATCTTCAGCACAATTCTTGATATTCTAGGACCTATATTCAGATTAGCCTTAACAGTATTAAGAGGTGTATTTGATATGGTATTTGCTGCAATCAGAGGAATTATTGAACTCGCAGACAAAACGATCTGTGAAAGAGTCAACAATATCAGAGAATTCTTCCGTAATCTAGGTGAATGGATGGAAGGAACTTTCGGTTTCAAATGGAAGAATGTGTTTGAAACGGTTAAGAATGTCGTCAAGGCGTTCAGAGACTACATGGGTCCTATCATTAATTCATTGGAAGTTGTTTTCTTGGGTCTTACTAGCTTTATCAGTGGCGTGTTCTCAGGCAACTGGAGAAGAGCATGGTTTGGAGTCAGACAGATATTTGAGGGTATTGTTTCTGGATTAAGCAACATCTTCAAGGCTCCATTGAATTTCATGATTGATGGAATCAATAAATTCTTAAGTGGTATCGGCAAGATAAAGATTCCTGACTGGGTTCCTGGAGTTGGTGGAAAAGGATTCTCAATCCCTAGGATTCCTAGACTTGCAAAAGGTGGCATCGTAAGTGCATCCACTATTGCCAATATCGGTGAAGCAGGAACAGAAGCAGTAATACCATTACAAAGAAATACACAGGGACTTGATATGATTGCTGAAAAGATTTCAGAAAGATTATCACTTCCTCAGAATGACGGCACAGGTGCTACCTACGTCATTAAGTTAGTACTTGATGATGGCAGAGTAATCACTAAGATGGTGATTGATAATATCAAGGACTATGAAGCACGTACAGGAAAGCCTGTATTTGACTATTAGGAGGTGGAATAAATGGCAGATGAAGCGAAAATCAAGATAAACGGAACACTTATTCCGACTCCTTCAGAGATCAGCGTAGAAATCAATGATTTAGATTCGGATAGTGTCAGACCTGTTTCAACAGGCATCTTAAGAAGAAATAGAATACGTTCTAACATGCTTAAGATTACATGTACATATAAGTTGAATACATTCACAGATGTAATGAATATTCTGAAGGTACTCACTCCGGCAGAGTTCACGGCAGAACTCTACATTCCTGATCATGGTATCAGAGGAACCAAGAAGATGTATGCTTCAAATAAGAAGTACAATTATAAGAGAGTGCAGTCTGGTCTAAAGGCAGATTCATTCTCTTTCTCTCTGATTGAGGTGTGATCATATGCTTATAAAATATGGAGAGACAAATGTAACGGACAGACTTCTTGACTATAAGATGTCTGTCTCTTTCGCTGACTGCCGTATGATAGGTAATGTGCCATCAATTGAACTGACAATGAAGTTCGATAACTATGACGGCATTCTTGACAATATCGACATCAGCAAGTACTGGGAAGTCAAGGAGAATGATGCATCTGATACAAGATACTTCAAGGTGTATGATCAGCCGGAGAAGTACACTAAGGAACTCACTCTCAAGATGTATGACAACAACTATTCTCTTGATACAGCATACGATACAAAACTATCTTATCCAGTAACGATAAAAGACCAGCTAGACGAGATTGAAAGTCTGACTGGTCTTTCTATTATTCGTGAAGGAATACCGCAGTACGTTCTTGATAAGAGTGTATCATGGTACGATAACACGATTGTGATACGAAGTTACTTAGGCTGGATTGCTGAACTGTTTGCAGCGAATGTCTATGCAGAGGGGATTGATTCTATTAGGTTTGTTCCTATTGAAAAGACTGCCTTTGCTGCTACACAGGATTTAACGGACTATGAGAAGAATGAAGTGTATACACTCACAAGAGTATATGCTGAAAATGGTCTCAATCCTCTTTCTAAAGGTGATGAGACAGGAAATACGCTATTCATTGATTCAGCTAATCTATATGCAGATGAACAGAACATCATAGACAGCATCTATGACAGACTTAATGGATTGACTTTTAATCAGGTGAAGAATGTCACAATGATATCGGTTGATAATCTTCTTCCTGGTTGTCTTGTCAATTATAACAGCAATGAATTCACTTTCTTTGTATCTGATCTAACTGTCAATTACAAAGGTGGACAGTTCTCTATGTCTACGGTTGACGGCAGTGTGACAACAAAGAATGAAGAAAAGACAGTGAAACGTGTATCTAATACAACACGAATCAGAAAGCTGCAGGTCCAGCAGGACCAGGAATCCTTGAAACTAGATATAATCGCAAAGGAACAGGAAGGCATCAATGACAAGATGGCTCAATTAAGCCTGTCTAATGAGAAGATATCACTGAGGGTTTCAGAAGTTGAAGAAAAGGCTGGAGAAGCACTCAAACAGGCACAGGGCTCTGTTAAGAAGTTCATATGTGAGTATGCTAGTTCAAATGATGGAGTTACACCTCCTGAAACAGGATGGTCAGAGACTTCACCGACTTGGAGACCTGGAATCTATATATGGCAGAGAACAGCTACGACGATCAACAATACTGTCACATACAGTACACCAGTATGCATCACAGGCGCTAAAGGCGAGGATTCAATATTATTGTGTATAGAATCATCGAATGGCACGACATTCAAGAACAGTGATGTGGCAACTATATTCACAGTAAATATCTATGTGGGTGGAGTTGTGATTGATAACTCTTCAAAATTGAGAGAAACATTTGGAGATAATGCATATCTGCAGTGGTTCATTAAAAGGCATGGAGAGACAGAATTCAGCAAGATTCCGTTAGATGATTCAAGGCTGAATGATAACGGGTTCATGTTCACTATTTCAGCAAAAGACATTAAATTCAAGGCAGTATTCAACTGCGAATTAAATATTTAGGAGGAAAATTATGGCAATTAAAGCGGTCAATCAGATTGACGTTATCGACTTAACCGATGGTTATTCGGTTGTATTAACTAATGACAACTATACATTCTTAGGTACTACTACTTCTGTAAACGGCACACAGACAACCACTACACAGGTAATGGCATTATGTGGTAGCGAACAGGTTCCGTGTACAGTAGGAACTATTACATGTCCTACAGGAATTTCAGCAGTATCTGACGGAAAAGCACCAATGCCAACAATCACAATCACTGCAACATCTGCATTAACTAAGAGTGGCACTATCACTATTCCTATTGTTGTGAACGGTGATATCACAATCAATAAGACATTCAGTTTTTCAATCGCATTCAAGGGGCAGACAGGTCAGAACGGTACAAGTGTTACTGTAAGTTCCACTTCTGTAACTTACCAGGTTGGTGCAAGTGGCACTACTAAGCCAACAGGTGAATGGAGCGCTACTGTTCCAAATGTACCTAATGGTCAGTTCCTTTGGACTAAGACAGTAGTAAAGTACTCTGACGGCAAATCAACAGAAGCATATTCAGTTTCTTACAAAGGTACAAATGGAACAAACGGTTCAAACGGTACTAGCGTTACCGTAAGTTCAACATCAGTTACTTACCAGGCTAGTACAAGTGGTACGACTACTCCGACAGGAACATGGAGCACTACAGTACCGAGCGTACCAAACGGTCAGTATCTATGGACAAAGACTGTTGTTGTATATTCAGACGGTAAGTCTACTGAATCATATTCAGTTTCTTACAAAGGAACAAATGGTATTAATGGTACAAATGGTAAGGACGCTATCACAATGGCAATCACTTCAAGTGGTGGAACAATCTTCAAAAATACCGCTATTGCTACTACTTTAACTGCTCATGTTTATAAAGGTGGAGTTGAAGTGACTGGTTCTGCATTATCTGCATTAGGAACTATCAAGTGGTATAAGGACGGCGGAACTACTGCGGTAGCAACAGGAGCAACATACACAATCGGTGCCGGCGATATTACGAACAAGGCAACATTCAGCGCTCAGCTAGAAGGATAAATATATGATTAAGGCATCGGCTAGCATGACCCTCGTGAGAGTCAACGATGGCGAAGACGGCCAAGGAATTCGCTCGATCACTCCGGAGTATTACCTATCAGATTCTGCAACGGAAATGCCCGATGCAAGCAGTAACGGGTGGAAAAGCGTTCCCGATGACTACATTGACAAGCATTATTACTGGGTTAGGTCGAAGATATTATGGGATGATGGAACATATACAACGACCACCCCAGTGCTTGCAAATGATCTTAAGTCAATCATTGACGATTACGACAACAGAATAAACAACATGAACAGTCAGCTGCAGCAGGCGACTAAGGATGCTTCTTCATCCATAGAGCAGACTAAGAGTTCTATTCTGCAGACTGTATCAGAAAACTATTACAGTGCTTCTGATGGTAAGAATCTTGCTTCTACTGTATCTACTATTCAGCAGACAACAGAAAGCATTCAGATGGGGTTTGTAAAGAAAGAAGACTTTACATCCCTTTCTGACAAGGTTTCAAACAATCAGACTCAGCTGAATACCTATATCAGATTCAATGCAGAAGGAATCGAGATTGGTAAACAGGATTCAGAATTCAAAACAAAGCAGACAAACAGCAAGTACTCTATTCTTCAGAACAATGACGAAGTAGCGTATTTCGCTAATAACAGAATGTATAACTCAAACATCGAAGTTTCTAGTTCCTTGAGAATCGGAAACTTCGGATTCATTGTTAATAGCGATGGATCATTAACTTTTAAGAAAGTAGGTGGTGACTGATGGCAACAAGCGCATCATGCAGTGCGTCATTCGGTGGTGGCAATGGTAATGTCACAATGACAATGACACGAACAAGTGTCATTGTTGACGGAAACTATGATTTATGGACTGCTACACTGACAAAGTACTATAAGTGGAATATCAACTCAAATGCTACCAAATACGGCTCTATGTGGGCAAATGGTGTCCTTATATGGTCCGGTGGAGTGACTATCGGTGGAAGTGGAACAAAGACATTAGCAACAGTTACTAATATTAAGATTCCACATGACAGCAACGGTAGCAAGCATTTTGATTTCTCGTTCTCACAGGAACTCAAAGTTACATTATCCGGTAGTTATGTGGGCAGTTTGTCTGCTTCGGGAGGTATTGACTGCGATGTTATTCCTAGAGCGACCAAGCCTTACTGTTCTCCAACCTCTGTATATTTTGGCAACAGTGTCACAATCAAGACACCTAGAGCGTCATCTGACTTCGGACACGTAATCACATATAGCTTTTATGATAAGACTGAACAGATTGCTGATAATCAATGGAATGATGAATTCAAATGGACAGTTCCCACTTCACTGATCAGTAAGATGACTAATACGTCATATTCATATATGACATTCAAGGTAGATACATACAATCGTGCCGGAAAGTACATCGGTACTAACTACTGCCGATTGGATTTAGTACTGCCATCGGGCTATGAGCCTAGTGTCACAGGAATCACATATACAAATGAAGATGCTGCAATCGCAAAAAGATTCGGAGCATCAACAATTATTCAGGGTGTTTCGAAGGTCAAGTGTAATGTATCTGCTACGGCGAAGAACGGCGCTACAATCACTTATTACAACAATGAGATTGATGGACAGCTTATTCCTGGTCCTAACAGTTTCTTTACAACCCAGCCACTTAAATCATCTGGCACAGTAGTTCTTAAATCGACAGTTACGGATTCGAGAGGACAGAAGGCAACACTGTCAAAGAATATCAGTGTTACAGAGTGGCATTCACCGACTGTTAAAAATGTCAGCGCACAAAGATGGAATTTATCATCAAATAAAGCTGATGATGAAGGTACGGCAGTTAAGATCACTTATTCATTCTCTATTGCACCTGTTAACAGTAAGAATGATAAGAATGTCATGATTCAGTATAAGAACGGTGAGACGTGGACTACTCTTGCAACCTACACTAATTCATATAGTGGCGAGAATAAGGTATATATATCATCTGCTGGCAAGTTCAGCACAGATAATGCCTATTCGTTCAGAGTGCTTGTTAAGGATTATTTCACAACAGATGGCGTTGCAGCTTATGTAGCTATTGTGCCATCGTTCAAACTCTTGGATTTCTCTGCTGATGGGCGAGGAATTGGAGTTGGGGGCAAGGCTGAAAGTGGAAAATTAAAGGTGGATATGCCTCTTGAGGCACCAATCATTAATGGATATACACTTGATTTAGACACAGAGAATACTAAAGATACCTGGGTTCCTGTATTAACTGACAAGAAGGTACAGCATAGAGTGATTCCGACTTTTGAGTGGAGTGGATGGATCTCATGTGGAACTAACGGATGCGGTATTAAACTGAAATACCGATATAACGACGGATTGAAACTCTGCGAACTGAATTGGGATGGTTCGGTAAATGCGACAATCGGAAATAATACCATGGGGTATATGTGGGAAGGATTTCCGGTAGATAAATCACCTAAGAAAAATGTGTTCATTCCAGTTCAGACACAGAGTTCCGACTTAACATTGAGGTTTTACCCTGTCACAAATGATATAACAGCAAACCATTGGACATTGACGGCATTGCACGGAACAGTATCAACAGCGTACGTGTGCGGCACATTTATTTACTCATACGCTTAAAAAGGAGAAAGAAATATGAAATTATATGGTACATCATTGAAATACATGGATGCGATTAACGCAATCGGAGGCACTATTGTAGCAGTATTGACTGCTGCATTAGGCACACATTGGTTTTTATTCGTAGGCTTTTTAACATTAAACATCATTGACTACATCACAGGAATCAGAAAGTCTAGATTAACAGGAAAGGAAAATTCCGCTAAAGGAGTCAGAGGTGTATGGAAAAAGTTAGGTTACTGGCTCATGGTACTTGTTGCTTTCTTAGCATCTGCAATCTTTATCGAGATTGGACAGACAATCAATGTCGATTTAACTATCACAACTTATGTGGGATGGTTTACTCTTGCTTCTCTAATTATCAATGAATTAAGAAGCATCATTGAGAACTTCGTTGAAGCAGGTGACAACGTACCATCTGTTTTAACTAAAGGCTTAGAAGTAGCTGAAAATGCTATTAACAAAGGAGAATAATTATGGAATTACAGGACACTATTGAACTTATGAACAGTGCTGAATATAAAGATAGATTTAAAGCGGAGTACTGGCAGGCTAAAATCAGATATGACAAGTTAGATGATATGACTGTCAAATACGAGGCACGTACTTTGACATTCATCCCTAAATGCTCGCTTGATTTATTAAAAGAGCAGAAAAAACATTTAGGAAATTATATTCGCACTCTAAAGATCAGAGCAGAAATTGAAGGAATTGAATTATAGATATCGTTGTGAGAGGACACACGCGCCTCTCATTTTATTTTATGAAAGAGGGTAAAGTATGAGTTATATTTTTAAGATAAATATTGCAAACAAACAAAATTACGGTGGCGCTAGAGCACTAAACACTATTAGATATTTAGTTTTTCATTACACAGGAAACGACGGAGATTCCGACGAAAGCAACGGAAAGCATTTTCATAATCACATTGTAAAGGCATCTGCACATTATTTTGTAGATGATGACTCAGTAACGCAGTCAGTACCTGATAATTATATCGCCTATTCGGTCGGTGGAAAATGTCAGTCAAGCCATCATCCTTTATATAAAGTATGTACAAACTCTAACTCTATCAGTATTGAGATGTGCGACTGCTTTAAAAACGGAGTAGTCGAGATCACTGACAAAACAATTGAAAATGCGATTGAATTAGGAAAAATGTTAATGAAGAAGTATAATATCCCGATTGATCGCGTAATTAGACATTATGATGTTAACGGCAAAGCGTGCCCTAACTGTAATGGCTTATTAAACGATGCAAATTGGAATGCGTTCAAGAGCCGTCTGAATGGTGCTCCAGTAACCAATACTGTGCCTAATTCGAAACCTTCGGAAACACCATCTAAGCCATCAAGTTACGATCAATGGGTGGCTGATTTACAGGCAGAATTAAATAGACAGTATAATACAGGTTTGGCTGTAGATGGATTGAAGGGTCCAAAAACCTTAGCAGCATGTCCACTTGTGAAAAAAGGCGCTAGAGGTAATATTACTAGGCTCATTCAGAGACGCTTGAATTCTGTAGGATTCCACCTTTCAACCGACGGAATTTTTGGAAGTGGTACATATAACGCAGTAAATGTATTTCAAAAAAATAGAGGCCTTTATCAGGATGGAAAAGTCGGAAAAAAGACATGGGATTGGCTGTTAAAAGGAACTAAGATGTAGGTAAGAGAAAAGACCAGGGCTAATTGCTCTGGTCCTTTTTTGCGTTCTCAATAACTGCTTCCATTGTTTTTCTTATAACTTCAGATTGTTTGATTCCTAATTTGTTGCAAGCATCTCTAAATTCTTCTACAAATTCGCTAGGATATGAACAACTGAGTTTTTTAATATTGGCTTTTGCATATTTCTTTTGCGCCTTATATTTATCATTCATGATAACAACTCCTTTATTTGATTAGTATTGATATTAATGTGAGAATGATGTTAATTGAAAGTAATACGATAACAATCATTTTTCCTTTTTCTGTCATAAACATTGACTCCTTTACATTTAGATATATAATGGAATTAAGGAAGGGCCGAAGCCCACTCCTTAATTATAGTACTATACTAATGATAGTTAGCACTATTTGAATTAAAGCTAGGAAAATCATTATCTTGTCGGCTAAACAGATTTTTTGATTTCTAGCTTTTTTCTTTTTGCTCATTTCTATCACCTCCTTTCCTTACATATATATTATACCATATACGGACGTATATGTAAAGTGTTATATTGATAATATACATAAATTTTATATAATAATTAATGATATTCTTTTCTAACACTCAAAATGAGCGTTAGAACTTATCAAAAAATAAAAAATGGCTTATTAAGCCATAAAATTAGAATCATAAGTGAGCGTTAAATAAGTGTTAGAATGAGCGTTATAAATATATGATGCGCCACCATGTAGGTACTAAACTAGTAACGAATCAGTAACATGGGGTAAAAAGTCTAGGAAACAAGCCAATTTTAACATCATATATAAATGTTTCATAATAAATTTCCTCCTGTATTTATGCGGTTTTTTAGGGGTTTGAAACACTATGAAAGCGTAAACTAGTAACAAATCAGTAACAAGAAAACCGTTTAGAGTGCTTCAACCGCTAACACAATAAGTATATCACAATATAATAAAAAAGCCGACTGCTGCCGGCTCTTTCATATAAGAAAAATAATAAAGATTTTGGTTTGTTGTAACTGCAGAAAGGAGACGCATATTTACAACAACCTAATTATATAATCGTGAGTGCCATTTATCAAGTGTCATGTGGAACGCTTTCGGAACGCTAGAATTTTATCTTATTGATCTCTGTCCACAACTTATTTTTTGAGGCATTGGTATAGATATCAAAGGTGATATCATTAAGCTTATGCCCTAATACTTTCTTTCTGATGTAAATGTCAACGTTGTAAAGCTGACAAAGAGAAGCAAAAGTATCTCTTGTATCATGCATCTTGTGGTTCATGCCTAGCTGATCATTGAGGGCATAGAGTACGGTCATGTAAAACCATGTGCGCTTAGAATCAAATAATCTCTCTTTCTTATTAATCAGTTCATCAATGACATACTGCTTGATTCCTTCATGAATCGGAATGATTCTGTTTCTTCCAGCTTCAGTCTTAGAACCAGTAATGATATAACTGATTTTTCTTTCTACTCCATCATCATTGCAAGGCTCATCTATGTGTATCTGTTTTCTATCAAGTGAGAGGAGTTC